GATGTCAAAGCCGTTGCGGCTGCGGGGTGGACGTGATATGCTTGCGGTGCTGCTCACGCAGTTGTCATCCCCACCCGCAAAGTTGGGAATTTGCCCCCTGTGTGCTCCCCTGCCACCGGGGGCTTTCTTTTTTCCCGGTAGTGTGTATACTTGTTGCTAGAATCCTGTTGTAACTCAAGGAGCAGTCATGCAATGTGGTCAAGGTAAACCGTTTACAGTAACGTCTACTAACTCCAAGATGGGTAGCGCAGCCGTTAGGTCTTATCAAGCAGGCGGCGTGGTAAAGAAGCCTGACTCCGATCTTAAAAACACAGTTGGGCCACTAGGGCGTTCGCCATTGGGAGGCAACGTAGACACCGGTGGGCCACTAGGGCGTGCGCCGTATAATACCGGCGACGAAGACACCGGTGGGCCACTAGGGCGTAGTATTTTGAAGATGCCAAACAACAGCCCAGATAATAAGCCTAAGATGTCTACGATGCCGAACAACAGCCCAGATGATGATAAACCTAAATGTATAAATTAAAGAAATAAATGGCCGGACTGACATTTCTTCGCGTAGTCAACAACACCGAACTTGCTCGGCAAGAACGGGAAACCACTGACCGCGCCCTACAAGAGCGTCAGAACCAATCCGTTATTCTTGGCCTAGCATCGTATTTGCGCGAGTGCTGGGATGTTGCCCAGATGGCAAAGCGCCCGCTTGAGCAGAAGATGCTGCAAGCGCTGCGTCAGCGCAACGGTGAGTACGACGCAAGCAAGCTGCAACAGATTCGCACACAGGGCGGCTCTGAGATTTTTATGATGATCACAGAGGTCAAGTGCCGTGCGGCTGAGTCATGGCTGCGGGACATCTTGTTGGATAACGGCACACCACCGTGGGACTTAAACCCGACGCCCATCCCTGATCTCAGCCCTACGCAGTCCAAGGAAGTACAGGGCATCTTTGCAGAGCGTGTGCTCAAGATGGTTGAAGACTACGGCAAAGCACCCAACGCCAGTGAGATACGTGAGATCAAAGAGATGGTGTCGCAGGATTACCGCTTTGACGTTTTGCAACAGGCACAGATTCGTGCCGACAAGATGAAGCTCAAGATTCAGGATCAGTTTGCACAAGGCGGCTGGGGTGATGCGTTTAACGACTTCATCACTGATTTGGTTACTTACCCCTGCGCCTTTATCAAAGGGCCAGTGGTGCGCCGCCAGCGCGTGCTGGGCTGGAAGGTAGACGCCACAGGTCGCACTGTTGTTGAGCCTACCGAGCGCCTTGGCCCTGAGTGCGAGCGGGTTGATCCGTTCTACATTTATCCTGAGCCGGGGATCAGCAACATCAACGAGGGCTATTTGTTTGAGTACCACCCTCTGAGTCGGATGCAGTTGTCTGATTTGATTGGTGTTCCGGGCTACGATGACGACGCCATACGCAAAGTGCTGGAGATCGGTAACGGCATGTCGTGGATCAACTTGGATGTGGAGTTGCAAAAGAACGAGGAGGAGCGCAAGTTCTACTCGTACATGAAGCCTACGACTGAGTTTGATGCACTGGAGTTTTGGGGCAAAGTCAGCGGCAAGATGCTTATCGAGTGGGGTCTGACTGAAGAAGACGTACCCGATAGCGCACGAGAGTACGACGCCAACGTCTGGATGGTGGGCAATATTGTCATCAAGGCCGTATTGAACTATGACCCCCTCGGCGAGAAGCCGTACTGCAAGACTTCGTTTATCAAGTGCCCCGGTGCATTCTGGGGTAAGGGCATACCTGAGATCATCGAAGACCTGCAAGGTGTGTGCAATGCTGCCGCACGTGCACTCGTCAACAACATGGGTATCAGCAGTGGCCCGCAGGTTGAGGTCAACGTGGAGCGTTTGCCGCCAAACGAAGACATCACCCAACTTGCACCTTGGAAAATTTGGCAGACTATCAACGATCCTGTAGGATCAAGCGCTCCCGCTATTCGGTTTACGCAGCCTGATTCTCGTGCCAGCGAGCTTGTGTCCGTGTACGACAGGTTTAGCCGTCTGGCTGATGACCACTCGGGCATTCCTGCCTACGTGTACGGCGACCTTAACGTGCAAGGCGCTGGGCGTACGTCGTCTGGCCTGTCCATGTTGATGGGCGCTGCCGGTAAAGGTATCCGACAAGTCGTGATGCACATTGACACTGATGTGGTCAAGCCCATTGTTATGCGCCAGTTTGTGTATAACATGCGCTATGACGAAGATGAATCAATTAAAGGTGATGTTCAAGTTATTGCCAAGGGCGCAATTAACCTTGCGGTCAAGGAAACTGTTAACATCCGCCGTATCGAGTTCCTTAACGCAACCGCCAACCCCGTTGATCTTGAGATTCTCGGTAAAGATGGTAGGGCAGCGATTCTTCGTGAGATCGCTAAAGGGTTGCAGATGCCTGTGGACGAAGTTATTCCATCTCGGGAGAAGTCGGGTTATCAAACTCAGATTCAAGCTAGGGCAACGGCGGCTGCTGCACAACAGCAAGCGCAAGCTCCAGCATCTGGCGGAGAGAACCCCGATGGATCACCCAAAGGTGGAATGGAAGCTAACACAGTGCAGAATCGTGTGAGCGGGAAGGCAGCATGATCAAGCCTGAACCGCAAGTGATCAAGGCTTTAGCCTTGTTTGTCCGACAACACCCGGATTTTCTGGAGTGGCTTGAAGGATGGCGCTTGCGCGAGCTAGATCAGTTACCGAACGCAATCAACAACACCGCAGTGTTTCAGGGGCGCTGCCAAGTGTTGGGCGAGTTGACAAATCTCGCCAAAGAAGCCCCTGCGTTGGCGGCAAAGTTATGATGAAACTCGCCGTCTTTAATCACGCATACCGATAGGAGCGTTCAACATGGCAATACCAGAGCAAATTCGCAAGCAGACCGAGGCAGTTCAGCAGTTGTATCAACAACTCAACCCGGACGACAACACAGGCGGAACAACTTCCGCCGATGGCACCGTCACGCCTGTTGAGAATAGAGATAACACGCCACTCGCCGACGCTAACTCTGCGCCGAACAATGCCGCTCCGTCATCCGCAAATGAGCATAAGTCGGATGATGACAACTTGCCGGAAGAAACCATTGTCCAGAAGTACAAAACACTTCAGGGTATGTACAACGCCGAAGTCCCCCGCCTGCATCAACAGAATCGGGAGATGTCAAACCGTGTACAGCAGATGGAACAATTGCTTGCATCGCTGTCCGCACAGCAAGCGAGTGCTCAGCCACAACAGATTGTCGAAAAAATTGTTACCGACAAAGATGTTGAAGAATATGGCGAGTCGCTTGATGTGATGCGTAAGGTGTCCCGTGAGGAGTTACTCCCTATGGAACAACGCTTTGCGCAGATGGAGCAGATGTTTAAGCAGATGCAGACTAACGTGGTGCCGCAGGTGCAAGCCGTAGTGCAACGTCAGCAAGTATCCGCAGAGCAAGGGTTCTGGGCTGAACTGACCAGTGTTGTCCCCAACTTTCGCCAGATCAATGACAACGACGCATTTCAGGCGTGGTTGTTGGCGGCTGATCCGTTGACGGGCATTACTCGCCAGACCTATCTCGACGATGCGCAGCGTTCGCTTGATGCGAAACGTGTTGCTAATTTCTTCCGTGCTTGGTTAGAGTCTACTGGACAAGCCGCAGTTGCTCAATCCACTGGTCGCGCTCAAAACTCTGAATTGGAAAAACAGGTTACCCCCGGTCGTTCAAGAAATACTGGGACACCTGCATCTGCTAATCAAGGTAAAATGTATTCGCCGCAAGACATCCAGAAATTTTTTAACGATGTCCGAACTGGTAAGTACAAAGGCCGAGAGCCAGAGCGTGACCGAATCGAACGCGATATTTTTGCTGCACAGCGAGAAAATCGCATCCAAGTTAATGCCTGATTAAAGGAGTTTTACCATGTCTTATCCTGTCTCCCCCGGCCGTCCCAATTACAGCGGTAACTTTATCCCTGAGATTTGGTCTGGCAAATTGATTGAAAATTTCTACGACGCCACCGTGCTCGCAGCAATCTCGAACACCGATTACGAAGGCGAGATTCGCCAGTACGGTGACACTGTAAATATCCGCACTACACCGGAAATTACCATCCGTGACTACGTAAAAGGTCAAACCTTGGTCGTAGAAAATCCTGATAAAGCAAAAATCCAACTAATTATCGACAAAGGCGAGTACTTCTCCTGCGTTGAAGATGATGTGGATAAGGTTCAGTCGGACATCAACTTGATGGACACTTGGTCAAAGGACGCTTCTGAGCGTATGAAGATCAAGATTGACACACGTGTATTGACCGATATTCTGCCCGGTATTGTGGCTGCTAACAAGGGCGCAACCGCTGGTGAACAGTCTGCATCATTTAACCTCGGTACAAGCGGAGCACCGCTAACCGTGACTAAGGACGGCGCTTCTAGCACCACCTCTGTTATTGATCTGATAGTTGACCTTGGCACTGTGTTGGACGAAGCTAACTCACCTGAAGCTGATCGCTTTGTAATTATTCCCGCCAAGATGGCTGGTTTGATTAAAAAGTCTGAACTGAAAGACGCTTCGTTGACTGGCGACAGCATGTCTATCGTGCGCAACGGTCGTCTGGGCATGGTTGATCGTTTTACTATCTACGTTAGTCACAACCTGAGTGTGTCTTCGGGTAAGTACAACATCATCGCCGGTCACAAGATGGGCTTCACGTTTGCATCGCAGATGACAAATATGGAAACCATCCGCTCCGAGTCAACCTTTGGCAACATCATCCGTGGTTTGCAAGTCTACGGCTATAAAGTTACCAAGGGCGAAGCTCTGGCAACGGCTGTTATCAGCTTCTAAGTCGCCCTAACACACTGAAAGGAAATCAAAATGGCTGCATATACTGACACGCTCGGGTTCAATAAGGGTACTGCTGCGTACCCCGCGAACGTCACCGACATCTCTAAGTTTGAAGTGACTTTAAACTTTGCCACAATCATTGCTGCTCGCTCTGCTGCTAGTGCTACTGCATTGGCTGCTGCTGACACACTGCAAGTGATTTCTCTACCTGCTGGTTCCATCGTTTTGTCGGCTGGCGTGAATGTAACGACTGCGGAAACTACCAACACGACTGCTACCTTTGACCTTGGTTTCACAGGCGGTTCACCGTACGCTGCAAATGCGTACGCTAACGACGTTGCTTCCAATTCCACTGGCTTGAAAGCGGCTGATCTTGCAAACCCATCCGTCATAGTTACTGCCGACACGATTGATCTTCTGCTCAATACCGCTGCTCCAGTTGACTGCGTGGTGAATGTTTTTGCCATTGTTGCTAACGCTAACTAAACCTCGTGGGGGCTTCGGCCCCTACTCTTAAAAGGAGAAAATCATGGGTGTTTATAGTGGTATTGCACAAGACAATGTGACCATCAACAGCGGTAAAGCAGTATTGCAAACGATGACTGTGACTACCGGTGTTCGCATGGTTGTTACGGCGGCGGCTGCTGCGGGTACAACCCAAGCTACTGCAACTGCGTTAGCTGAAGGTTTGAATGTTGTCTCTGCTGCTGACGGTACAAAGGGCGTTAGATTGCCTACAGCCGTTGCTGGTGCAACTGTAATTGTTAAAAATACCGCCGCTGGCGCGTTGCTTATTTATCCTGCTACTGGAGCAGCAATCAATGCAATCTCAGCCAACGGTTCGTATAGCATTACAAACCTTACCAGCACCATGCTAGTTGCGTCATCTGCAACTCAATGGTATTCTGTACCTTTAGCTGCTTCGTGATGTAGATTACAGGGGGCTTCGGCCCCTTGTTTTTAGGAGTTAAGGATGCCAGTTAACCTGACGGGTTCAACAATTGCTAGTACCTATGATCAACTGATTCACGTTGATGACGGCCCGACGGCTACTGAAAAGACAGTTTACAGCGGCACGGAAGTAGCAACGGCGTTAAAAATTAGCACTCTGTCTGCCTCGGTAGACAATATTCGTTTAGATGGCAACACCATCTCTACACTCGACACCAATGGAAATCTTGTACTAGCCCCCAATGGCACAGGTTCAGTCAGTGCGGCAAAGGTTGATATTACCGGCGGCACAATCACAGGCATTACGTCGCTTGAGTCTACGACGCTGGCGACAAGTGCCGCAGCAGCAGGTTGCAACCTTAACGGCAGCACGCTGGCCGCAGACGGTACAGACACCAACATCAATCTCAACATCACGCCCAAAGGTACAGGACAGACGCTTAGCTCCGGCAAGATGGGTTACCCCACTGGCACAGGTGGTACTGTAACGCAAGCAACAAGTCGCGTTACTGGTGTTACGCTTAACAAAATTACAGGCGAGATTGTTCTATTTGCCGTTGGCCTTGCTGGGCATGATGCAGATGAATTTGTTTTAACCAATAGCGTCATTGAAGCAAACGACGTAGTTATGCTGTGTATTAAAAACGGCGGTTCGTTATCAGCAAGCACACGCAAATACTACGTTACGCAAGTACAGTCAGTTTCTGCGGGAGCTTGTATTATTTCAGTAGCTAATATTAGCACTGGGGCCATACCCAGTGAAAGTCCAACTCTTCAGTTTGTTGTACTGAAAGGAGCGGTAGCGTAATGGCTAAGACCCCAGCATGGACACGCAAGGAAGGCAAAGACCCTAAGGGGGGTCTGAATGCTGCCGGACGGGCGTCCTATAACAAGGCCAATCCGGGTAAACCCGGACTAAAGCCGCCAGCACCGAACCCTAAAACAAAAGCAGATGCAGGCCGCAAAGCCAGTTTCTGCGCTCGTATGGGCGGTATGCCCGGCCCAATGAAGGACGAGAAGGGTAAGCCTACTCGCAAAGCTCTTTCACTCAAAGCATGGAATTGTTAACATGGCTACCAAACCTAAATCCAAGTCCACGGTCAATGCCGCAGGTAACTACACTAAGCCTGAGATGCGCAAGCGCATATTCAACAGTGTTAAAGCCGCCGCAGTGCAGGGTACGGCGGCAGGTCAATGGTCGGCTCGCAAAGCACAACTTGTTGCTAAACGATATAAAGACGCAGGTGGAGGTTACAAATGAGCAAAACAAAACCCCATTATTTGCCTGACGGTAAGTTGTACAAAGGTGAGACACACAAAACCGGCAGCAAGCTGATGACTGGCGCAAAGCACACACCGGCTAGCAAAATGCTTACGCACACACCACCGAAGAAGAAAAAATGAAAGCCCCGCAACAGTCCCTAAAAACTGGGGCGACCAAAAATGGAGAACAAAAAGTGGTAAAAAATCTAGCGTTACTGGTGAACGATATCTGCCAGAGGCTGCAATCAAGAATCTTAGTCCTGCTGAGTATGCTGCAACGACCAAAGCCAAGCGGACAGGAAAAGCCGCCGGAAAACAATTCGTAGCACAGCCTAAAACGGTTGCCGCAAAAACCGCAAAGTATCGTTAATTTGACCAAAGGAATTTAATATGCCCGCAGCCGCACTTGCCTTCAGCCCTCTGGGCCTCACGGTAACATTTACCGCAGCTAGTTCTGTCCCGACGTCTGCGCAAGCTCCGTCTTCCGCCCCTACTACACGGCCAGCCTATCAGTACAGAATACATAACGTAGGAGCAGAAGTTGTGTTGCTAGGTGTTGGAGTAGACAATGCAACGGCTGTAGCTAAGGCAGCGTCGATTGGCGCGGGTGCAGTTCCGCTTGCTCCGGCTTCTGTTACGGTTCTTGGATTCCCAGCAGGATCATTCTTTACTGGCAAAACCGCTTCCGGTACTTCGGTAGTGTATGTGACACCCGGAGAAGGATTGTAATATGACAACGGCGCGAGATTTAGAAGTTCAGTTTACTACGCACGAAGCAGTTTGTGCGGAGCGGTATAACACGTTTATAGCCCGTGTTGACCGGTTAGAGAAACTGCTTATCAAAGCAGCGGGCACTCTCATCATAGGGATGGCGGGTGTCATTATTGCAGTTGTAACCAAAGGAGTTTGATATGCCCGGAATGATGATGAAAGAAAAGAAGCCTATGTCTTACAAAGCTGGGGGCGCGGTTAAAAAACCGATGTCTTACAAAGACGGGGGTAAAGTAATGAAAGACAAAGAGAAAAAATCTATGCCACCTAAAGTTCTTGCCATGATGATGAAGAGCAAAAAATGAGCACGATGTTTATTCGGGTCAAGGCAGACGGGTTCATCTACGACTTCAACCCAATTCTTGCAAAGAATCCTGAGTGTGAAGTTGTGTCTGAAGAGGTTGCGTATCCAGAGCGATTTATCCCGCCCGCTGCTGTGCACCGAATTGCAGAGGGGGATAAGTCTACCGGACGCAAAAAGAAAAGTACGCTTGATCTAACGACTGCGGAAATTCCTGAAGCTCCGCCGTATACCCCTCCCGAGTTAGCCGAAGAAGCTGCTAGAGGAATGCCAAAATGACACCGAGCGAAGTCATCACCGAAGTTAGGCGTTTGATACAGGACACCAAGACTACGTTTCGTTACAGCGACGCAGTTCTTACGGGTTTTGTAAATCAGACGATTAAACGTATGGTGCTGCTTCGCCCGGATTTATTTACGACGATTGGTGATATTCCGCTTACTGCGTCTACTGTGTTCCAGAGTTGTCCCGCAGGTGCAGTTCGATTGGTAGAGATTTTTAACGTCAAGGGCGGGGACGCGATAGTTGAAGTGTCGCGCAAGACACTTAACGAAAACTACCCTAACTGGGTAACTGAGCCGCCAGATGTGCCGATAAATTTTATGCGGCATGTGCGCAACCCGACGAACTTTTTTGTGTATCCAGCACCGATTGCAAGTACAATACTGGTAGGCGAGTACGTGGCTTCCCCCGTAGTGTTCGCGCTCAATGACACGATCACCCTCCCCGATGCGTACTTCACTGTTCTTGTAGACGGCACAGTATTTTTAGCTGAGTCTATTGATAACGAGCACGTAAATTCTGGGCGTGCTAAATTGTTTCAAGATTCTTTTGTACAGACTCTGGGCGTTAGTTTGCAATCCCGTGTCATCACAGACACAGAAGAGGGCGGGCTTGATCCGCGACAGGTGGTCTAATGTCTACTAGAGATTTTTCTACGCTTGTTTCAAGGCTACAGCCGAGTGTACCCGGATGCCCACGCCCCACAGTTATTCAGTACATACGTGACTCAGCTATTAGAGCTTGCGAAAAAACTTTAGCGTACCGGTATCAGCAGCCTGTGTTTAATCTGACACCCGGCACATGTTTGTACACGTACCGCAAACCTTCTGACACACAGGTTCATATTGTGTTTAGTTCTTTGATGAACAACCAAACCCTTGAGCCTTTGACGCTAGATAAAGCGTTGATGCTGTATCCTGAATGGGCGGATAAGTACACTACAAACCAAGACATTGCAGAGTTTGGTTCAGAGCCACGCTCTATTGCACAGATTTCCCCTGACCAATTTATAGTGCTGCCGTTGCCGGATGCAGAGCGTACGTACACCATGAGGCAGTTTTACGCCCTCAAACCTACACGTTCTGCTACGGCGATGGACGATGTAGTGTTCGATGATCTTGAAGATGTCATCATGCACGGTGCATTGCAACAACTACTGGTGCTGCCCAATGCAAACTGGTCTGACCGTGAGTTAGCTGCGTACCATGCCAAGCAATTTGCGTCGCAGACCGCAGAGCGTAGAGCACGGGCAAACTTGAGCAATTCTCGCGGCATGTTCCGTGTTCAGATGCAGCCTTTCGGAGCCTGATATGTCCACAATTAAACTTGTACGTGATGATACTGGCCCGCAACTTCGGCTCACACTTACTGATTCACTGACTGGTAGCGCCGTCGATTTAACGGGGGCAACGGTCACTCTGCACCTTCGTGCAGTTGACACAACAACCGTTTTAGTAAGCCGTAACGCCACCATCACTGCTCCTCTTACGGGAGTTGCCGTTATAGTTTGGCAGGCTACAGATTTAAACCTTGCTGCTGGTGAGTACGAGGGCGAAGTCGAGACTTTGCTAGCTTCCGGTTTGCGAGAGACAATTTTTGATCTGTTGCAATTTACTATTCGAGAAGATTTCACATGAAGTTAAAAACTTCGGTTAGTCCTATTCGGCTACGTTTGGGCGTGTTGTCCAAACGCTTAGCTACGGCTGCTCTTGGAGTTCGGCTGCGGACAGTTGTGCTTTCCAAAAGACTTGCTGTTGCAGTTGGGGATTTTATAAAATTTTTAATTCTTGCAGACACAGCAAGCACTGCTGACGCTTTAAGTCGCGCAGCAAGTAAGCCACTGAGTGACTCTGTAGCAGCGTCTGAGAGCATCGGCGTTGTTCCTAACAAGAGTCCTATCGACGGGGTAGCAACTTTTGATGACGGGCTGTACTTTGACCAAGATTACGTAATTGGAGCACCTAGCGCTCAAACATATACTTTAGGAACGCAGATCATACTTGAAGTTTCTAAACCTATTACCGATCCTGTGTCCACTGTTGATGCCAAAGCAATTTTGCTTCAGCGTAGTTTTTCTGAGAGCACTAATGTTACCGACGATATAAACGGAGCGTTGTCAGAAGATGATCAGTTGATTGAGTTCTTTAAATCACTGGAAAATCAAGCGGCTCTGGTAGATGCAGATCGTAAGTATGTGATGTCAAAAATACTGGCCGAGATTCCTGCGGCGGCTAGTTCCGGTACGCTGTATAGTCAAGGCTACACTGTTGATATGAGTTATTTTTTAGAAGATTATGTGGGCGAGTCCCGCGCTTTTTCATAGAAGGAAGTTGTGATGAACAAAATTGAAAACCTCCGCTCGCGTGGTCGTCTTAGTATCGTAGTTACAGATCAACACGGGTACGCAAAAGAAAAACGTGAGATTGATAACCTTGTTGTAAACGCAGGGTTGGCCTACATCGTTAGCCGCATGGTCGGTGTTGCCAAGGCCGTAATGAGTCATATGGCTGTGGGGTCAGGCACAACTCCTGCTGCGGCAGCAAACACCGACCTAGGCAATCTGTTAGGTAGCCGTAAGGCTCTGACCAGCACCACGATTAGCGGTGCTAACAATGAAAGCGTTGTCTACGTAGGTACATTTAATCCGGGTGAAGGTACAGGAGCAATCACAGAAGCGGGTGTTTTTAATGCGTCTTCTAGCGGGGACATGCTGTGCCGCACAGTTTTTGCAGTTGTGAACAAAGCTGCCACTGATACAATGGTGATCACTTGGACGATTACGTTGTCGGCAGTGTAAGGAGTAACACATGGCAAGTATTACTACACGGGCTGGTAAAGGCTCTCCGCTGACAAATGCGGAGCTTGATGCCAACTTTAATAACATCAACGCGCAACTTTCAACTGCTGTTATTACGGGCGGCACGATTGACGGCGCGACAATTGGTGCTACCACGGCAACTACAGGTAAGTTCTCCCAGCTTGACGTAGACAATCTTCGACTCGATGCCAACACAATCATTAGCACCGATACAAACGGCAACATCACTATCACGCCCAACGGCACTGGTTCAGTCGCCATCAGTAAGCTCAGCGTATCCGGTGTAGCAACACTTGCCGCTGGGGCTATTCTCGGGACTCCGGCATCTGGAGACTTTAGCACCGGCGCTTTTACATTTCCAACATTTAACCAGAACACCACGGGCACAGCAGCCAATGTCACCGGTATAGTGGCGCTTGTCAATGGCGGTACTGGAGCGACTACGGTGGCCGCTGCTCAAACAGCACTTCAAGTAGACCCCGCTGGAACCGCCGTAGCTTTGGCAATCGCATTAGGATAAATCATGGCAAATACCTTTAAGAACTTCCTGAGCAAGAACGTGGGCACGTCCCCCGCGACTGTTTACACATGCCCAGCCTCAACGCAGACCACCATCATCGGGTTCTCTGTTGCAAACACTTCGGCTTCGCCAATCACTTGTGATGCGTACATCACCTCCAGCGCGGTGAGCTACTACCTGATTAAGTCAGGCGTGGTTCCTGTGGGGGGTACGTTGGTCATAGTAGGTGGCGACCAGAAGGTGGTGCTGGAAGCGGCTGATGTCTTGCTGGTTGTGACTTCGGCGGCTACATCTGCTGATGCAGTCTGCTCACTGCTGGAGATTGCTTAATGTCATACATAGGCTCCACACCGACAACCCAGAGCTTCATTGCTGGGACGGACTACTTCAACGGGGATGGGACAACTGTCAACTTCACCATGAGCAGGGCAGTCAACTCGGTCAATGACATCGAGGTGATCGTCAACAATGTCGAACAGATTCCCAGTGGCTACTCGGTGTCGGGTACAACCCTGACATTCTCCGCAGCGCCATCGGCAGGTACAAGCAATGTGTATGTGCGGTATTTGAGCACTACGCTTTTGTCAGTTGCGCCCACTCAGGGAAGCAGTATGCAGTTTGGCATAGGCTCCGCAGCCTTACCGTCTATCTCGTTTACTGGCGACACCAACACAGGTATTTTTTCACCAGCGGCTGACACCATTGGCTTTAGCGAAGGCGGTGCGGAGGCCGCAAGATTTGATGCAAGCGGAAATCTGTGTGTTGGTTCAACCGCTGCCGGAAATCCTGCAACAAAAAGTGTTTCTGTTGGGCTGGCTGGAACAACTACGGGCGGCATACAACTTTGGTCGCCCACAACTTCTGCTCATTCAGTTCAATGGGGTGACGGGACATCAAGCACAGACCCATACCGAGGATATATTGAATATGACCATGTTAGCGACAGTATGCGTTTTGCTACATCGTCCACAGAACGCGCCCGTATCAACGCTAACGGGTACTTTAAAGCAAGTAATACTGGAACATATCAAGATGCAACTGGTGCTCAGCATGAACTTAGAGCCAACAATGCAAATGGTTATGTACTAATTGTCAGCAATACAAACGGCACTCCTTTAAGCGAATACATACAAGATTGGCGTTTTACAGCAGCAACACCCAATAACACAAGTGCAAGATTTTGGAATTGTGAAGATGCAACAGTAAATAGAGCGTATTTGGCGACAAATGGCGGTCTTGCTAACTACAGCGCCAACAATTCCAACCTGTCTGACCGCCGTGAGAAAACCAACTTTGCACCTGCCAAATCCTACCTTGATGTTGTCTGCGCTATCCCTGTGCAGACCTTCAACTACATCGACCAGAACCTTGAAGAAGACGCTGGTTTGACGCTGGGTGTGGTGGCACAAGATGTACAAGCTGTAGCGCCTGAGTTGGTAACTGAAAGCAATTGGGGTACTGAAGAAAATCCCAAGATGCGCTTGTCAATTTATCAAACAGATTTGCAATACGCTTTGATGAAGTGCATCCAAGAGCAACAAGCCCTCATAACGCAGCAAGCTGCTGCCATCACAGCCCTGACAACCCGCATCACCGCGCTGGAGAACAACAATGCCACTCAGTAAAATAGACAGCGACAGCCTGACCGCCCCTTTGACCGTACCGGCGGGTTCAGCAGCAGCCCCAGCCATCACCACCACGGGCGACACCAACACCGGCATCTTCTTCCCTGCCGCTGACACCATTGCTTTTGCTGAGGGTGGTGCGGAGGCTATGCGGATTACATCGGCTGGCGACGTAGTTATAGCAAGTACAACTGCATTTAATGATGGAAAACTTTGTGTTATTAATGATGCACTTCGTCATGGCATTGTTTCTAAAGATACAGGAGGTAACGCTGTTTATCGTGGCATAAATAGTAGTGGAACTTCCGTATTTAATGTTGCAAATACTGGAAATGTAACAAATACAAACAACAGTTATGGCGCAATTTCTGACTTAAAACTAAAAGAAAATATTGTTGACGCAACTCCAAAACTTGACGCATTGATGCAAGTAAAAGTGCGTAACTACAATTTAAAGTCTGACCCAACACACAAACAACTTGGTGTTATTGCTCAAGAATTAGAGCAAGTTTTTCCTGCGATGGTTGAAGAATCGCCAGATAAAGATGAGAAATTTAATAAACTTGGTACAACAACAAAGTCTGTCAAATACAGCGTGTTTGTCCCAATTTTGGTCAAAGCAATCCAAGAACTCAAAGCCATCGTAGACGCGCAGGGTGCTGAGATTGCAGCCCTGAAAGGAACCCCATGAGCTACATAGGCGCAGAGCCAACCACAGCAGCGTTTCCGTTCGATCAGTTCTCTGGTGACGGCACAACCACTGCTTTCACGCTGACATACGCTCCAGCAAGCACAACTTCCATCGTGGTCGCCATCAGTGGCGTGGTGCAGAACCCCAACCTGTACTCTGTTGTTGGAACAACCCTGACGTTCAGCCCAGCCCCGCCTTCAGGGACAAGCAACATTGCCGTGCTGTATCTAGGCCTGCCAGTAATTACGGGTTCCTCACCGGGCAACACTGCGTTCCTGAGCGCCACTGACCTGACCGCCACGGCCTCACAGACTGTGTTTGCTTCGGCTGGCAGCTACACCCCCGGCTTCGTACAGGTCTACCGCAACGGTGCAAGGCTGGGCAACGCTGACTTCACAGCCACCAACGGCACAACAATCACTCTGGCAAGCGCAGCAACGTCTGGCGATCTGGTCACGATTGAATACTACACCCTGACTTCGCTGACCAACGCCCTCCCACTGACAGGCGGCACAGTAACGGGGACGGTAACGTTTAACTCAGCCATAACCGGGGCAGCAGCTACGTTCAGTGGGATTGTCGCAGCCAACGGCGGCGGTATTCAGTTCCCCGCAACGCAAGTGACAAGCGCTGGCGCAAACACGCTGGATGATTATGAGGAGGGGACTTGGACGCCTGCTTTTGTAAATATTGGGACAGGTACATACACAACTCAGTTTGGTAGATATACAAAAGTGGGTCGTTTAGTAACAATTGAATGTTATCTTGTATTAGCAACTTTGGGTACGGCATCAGGAGCCGCAATTGTTTCTGGTTTACCATTTACTTGCTCAATTACTTCGACAACTTCTCAAATGTGGACAAACAACTTTGCAAGTTCTGGACAAAATGTTGTTGGGCTATTTGGTGGTGCCACTCAGTTGGATTTATATTCAATTCCAGCAAGTGGCGGAGTATCAGGAATAGCAATGTCAGCGCTCACGGGAACTTCAAACATAGTTTTTAATTTTTCTTATTCTGTTGGATAAGGGGATAACAATGAAACTTTTAAAAAAAACATTGGTAGACCAAATAATTTAACCAAAGAGTTCATTAGCCTGACTGGATTGGTCAGGCTGGACACAACGCCAACTTTAAGGAGAAACCCAAATGGCACTCACCGAAACCAAAGTCATCGACCAAATCACTGTCACCGAGAACGGCATCGTGCTGTACCGCGAGGCTACACGCATCCTAAAAGACGGCGACCAGATTGCTCAGACCTACCACCGCACCAGCCTGACACCAGCACAAGACCTCACTGGTCAGCCAGCCAATGTCGTAGCAATCTGCAATGCGGCTTGGACTGCTGAAGTGGTTGCGGCATATCAGGCGGCACAGGAGCAACTAGCATGACCGTATCAATCAGCGGAACAGATGGCGTTACCTTCAACGACAGCAGTGTCCAGACCACCGCTGCCAAGGTGGGCATGGTTAACCGCATCATCAACGGCGCGATGGTGATTGACCAGAGGAACGCTGGGGCGAGTGTTAGCACAAGCGGCAGTTACCCTGTCGATAGGTTTTATGTTTCAGAAGGAACATCCGCAACTTTTACTTCACAGCGCTCCACAACCGCACCCGCTGGCTTCACTAATTCATTGTTGTTTACTGTAGGTACTGGCGCTACCGCTGGCGCTTCTGAACAAGTTCAAATTAGACAAGCCATTGAAGGTTTTAATATTGCTGATTTAGGCTGGGGTACAGCAAACGCCAAAACAGTTACATTGTCATTTCAAGTCAGAGCAAGTCTTACAGGAACATATTGTGTATTCTTACAAGATACAAGCGCAACGCTATCTTATGTTGCTGAATACACTATTTCTGCCGCAAATACTTTTGAAACTAAATCAATAACCATTGCTGGCCCTACTACCGGAACTTTTGACACCACCAACAGTACTGGCGTAATGATTGGGTGGGACTTGGGTTCAGGCTCTAACTTCAATGCTACTGCTGGCACATGGCAATCTGTTGTTTCGGCACGAAGAACAACAAGCCAAGCTAATTTAATTGGCACTTCTTCAGCCACCTTCTTCATCACAGGCGTACAGCTTGAAAAAGGCAGCACAGCCACATCGTTTGACTACCGGCCTTTTGGGACGGAGTTGGCGCTTTGTCAGCGGTATTTTGCAAAAATGGATAACGATGGTTCTGGCGGTGATGCTACTCTCGGTCTTGGAATGCAACAAAGCACAACAGGAGCAGCTATAAATATTAAATACCCAGTAAAAATGAGAGCAGAGCCAACTGCATCTATAAGTTCTTTACAGGTATCAAATCTTCGTGACTTCAGTTCTAATGCAACTTTAGCTTCAATAAGCCCTACATATGACACAGCAACAATATCTGTGACTCATAGCGCTAGCGGAGCAATAAATTTACCAATTTATTTGCAAATTACAAACAATACTTCTGGATTTTTAGCACTTTCTGCGGAGTTATAAAATGTATAAATTGTCACCAAGTTTATGGGATGGAAGCCCAACTAAAAGTGTTATTCGTATTTCTGATGGTGCGGCTATTCCATTTTCTGCAAACAACACCGACTACCAAGAGTACTTGAAGTGGCTGGCAGAGGGCAACACGCCAGAGGCCGCAGAATGAACCAGATTGACGCAACAGATGCCAAGCTAGCCACGCATGAGGAAATCTGCGCCTTGAGATACGAGGCTATCCAAAAGAGCTTTGAATCAGGAAGCAAGCGCATGAGCCGCATTGAGTACATCCTCTACGCACTGATTGCGGTGACGCTGCTGGGGCCAGGCTTTGCCGCTGAACTGCTAAAAAAAATGCTGATGTAGTTATGGATGCCCTGCCACCGATTCCCATAGTCCAAGCGCCAGCGGTAGAGTGCGTCAGGTGGTCATGGTCATCTGATAGGCTTCAGGTCTGGTGCTTAAAGTGGCGGGAAAAAGGCAAACCTGAACCTAAAAAGGTAGCGGAAAGTGATTGACCCTCTAACAGCCCTTGCAGGCATACAGGCAGCAGTAGCGCTGATCAAGAAGGTCAGTAAGACTGTTGACGATGTATCGTCTCTTGGCCCTGTGCTGGGCAAGTATTTTGACGCCAAGTCCACCGCTACCAAAGCTGTTGTTCAAGCCAAGAAGTCTAAGTCCTCAATGGGTACTGCTATCCAGATTGAGATGGCGCTGGATCAGGCCAAGCGGTTTGAAGACGAGTTGCAGCTGTTGTTTATGCAGTCCGGCAAGATAGATGTCTGGAACAAAATCAAGTCCAGAGCAGCGGCGATGGATGTGGAGTCTGCCCATGACGCTAGGCGGGAGCGAGAGGTTGCTGAAAAGCGCAAGAAAGAGGTCGATGAGGTCGTTGAGATCGTGCTGGTAGCGCTTGTCCTACTGTCGATTCTTGGGATTATTGGGTATTTTACCTTTGGCATTCTGGCGCAGCGCGGGTAAGTTATGGCAGATGAACGCCTCAATTTAGTAGACAAGGTGCTGGCCTATGTGTCCAGCCCTTTCAGGCTATTTGCGATGGTGCTGATGGCTGTTTTGACCTTTTCGGGCTACTTTGTATATACAAACCAAGAGTTGTTGATCGGGGCATATAAAGAATCAAAGAAGATACCCACAATTGCTGAAGATCGGGTTGAAGACGCTGCCGCCCACCTTTTTAAACAGTCTGGTGCGTTGGTGGTGGCTGTCTTTAAGGTTAATTCAATGTTTGGGACTAGGATTTTGCACCGCGCCTACGGCAAGAACGGCAGGGACAAGACCAATGACGGCCTAGATGTTGGGCTTTTTACCCAAAATGCGGCCAATAATGCCGATGTGGTCAAATTAATGGCAAGTGAGATACCTTGCGGCGAATACAAATCAGCCCAGTCAGAGATGGGGCTTTGGTACATTGCCAGAGGAGTCGCCTATACATGCCGTATTAGTGTCCCACCAGAACCTGGGCGCTTTGTTGGGCAAATCACGGTTGGATGGGCTACTCAGCCTGAAGACCTTGACCAAGCAAAGGCAATGCTACAAATCGCCGCAACTATGTTAGCTAGGAGTAAACAGTGAATCCAGAATTGCAGAAGTACTACGAGGATCGGTTTGACCTGTTCTCCCGCCAAGGCTGGGCTGACTTGATGGAGGATGTTGACAACATGCTCATCCCGCTAAACAATGTCTCTACCATTGCGGACGAAAAAAGTCTACAATTCCGCAAAGGCGAGATTTCTATTCTTATTTGGCTAAAAACCCTCAA